TATTTTGCTGGATTTAAAATTTTATCTCTATTTTGAATATAAAAAGCTTTATTTTCAGATAATTTATTTAAAAATATATTAGATTCAGCTTTACGCATACCTGCTGAATTAATTGATTTCTCATAATCCATAAGGTATTTATCTAACGCTTCTTTTTTAGCTTGTTCTCTTTGTCCTAATTGAATAGCTAATTGAGTTGGTTTAGATGAAAAATCTATTGCCACTCCTTTTCCGTATGGGTTAAAACCTAATAATCCTGTTGCTGCCATTTTTTATGTTTTAATATCCTTTGTAAGTTTTTGGGGCTGCTAATGTATTTTTATACTTATTAAAATCCATATAATTAGTGCCATACGCAGATGGGTTTGCACTTTGTGTATTATAGTCTATATAATTTGTTCCAAATTCAAATGGAGATGTCGCTAAACTATTATATGGGTTTAAATTAACCCCTTTTACACTTGGTGCAACTTTTGCTACTTTATCAAAACCTCCATACATAGACCCCATAGCTGCATTACTTGCCGCACTGCCAATCATTTGCATACCAGCATTAAATCTTTGATTAGCTGCATCTGCTTTGTATTGTTTTAATTGAAGCATCCGATTGTACGGAGTCATTTGATTAATATCAAATTTCTTATATTCTTCCCCAGTTTTCATTTGAGTAGCTCCGCCTAATTGACCAAATCTTTGATTCCTTTGACTTTCAGCTTGCGCTCCCAAATTACCTAATGCGTCAGTTTGTGCGCCAAATAATTTACCAATGCTGCCTATTGCTGAACCTCTACTTTGCAATCCTGACAATCCTGTCGCCATTGCTCTTTGTATGTTTTTTTGACCTACTTGGTATTGTAAAGATTGATATGGATTTTCCTTGTATCTATTCATTGCCTCTTGGTAATAATCATCAACTGATTTACTACCTTTATAAAGAGGACTCCTTTTTGCATAAGATTCTAACTCTCTTTCTCTAGCACTTCTGCCGCTTGTTGCTGCTTGTACTGCGCCTAATGCTGCCTGTCCTAATGTTAATGCTAATAATGGTAACATAAATTAATTTTATCTATTATTCAATGGTGAGTTAATGTATTTAGTCGTTGCGCTGTTCAAATATACGAAAGAATCAGCATTAGTTTTCTCAAATTTTATTACAATATAACCACCCTTTAAGCTATCTCCTTCAAGCAGCCCTCCTTGACTATTGGTATCCCTTAAAAATGAAGCATGATACTCTGTTTCAAGGGTTTGGAAATCGCTTTCTAAAAGCTCGCTTTCTTGCTTTGTGGTGCCATAGCTATTCATTTGAGTATATATCACTGGGCAAGCCCATATATTTGTACCTGTTTCCATAATGGAAATCCATGTTTTTTTATCTAATGCCCCGCTATTAAATACTGTGGTTATAGACGCATTTCCTTGCACCCCATAAAAATTGCAATAAGTAGTATTTGTATGCTGCCAAATTGCACCATTTTTAAATGAAAATAGGGTAGTATTTACTTCCCCCATCATTTCAGGATAGTATGAGTAAAATGACTCAAAAGCGTTACCCACCTCGTCAAAGGATATGGTAAATGGGTCTTGATGATATATTAATGCCATAATTTATTAAGGTTGCGTGCAATCTGTATCATTGCAATCTATTTTAGGTCCATATATTGTTGGTAAGTTGTTCACATTAGATGGTGCTGTTATACTCGTAATTGTATAACATATCCTATCAGGCGGTGACGCTTGTAATGCATATACATCATATAACGCTAACGATAATAAACTTCTATAATTACTTGGCGAACCTCCTAAACAAGGAGTAAATGTGTAATAATTGTAAGCTGGCGCTAATGTTGTAGTTGTTGTTGTAGATGTTGTAGATGTAGTTGTTGTAGATGTTGTGCTAGTAGTTGTTGTACTTGTGGTGGTTGTAGGAGGAATAGTTGTTGTACTAGTAGTTGTAGAAATTGGTAATATCAATGCATTAGTACAAACACCCAAAGAAGTTACGGTAACACTTGTAGCCCCATTATCTACAACGACAGGCTTACCTGCAAGCAACTCGCTTAAAGTTGCTGTTGAAGGTACTACTACTCCAACATTTGCTGCTAAAGTAAAATTTACCCCTAAACTAACGCCTTGTCCCGAATTTAAAATAATTAATACATTCATATTTATTAAGGTTTAAGGACAAGTTACATAATTAGTAAGTTCTCCATTAATATCAATTTCTCCCGCATAAAAGATAACACCATTATATGTAAATTTACGCCATCCCACCCCACCAACATAAGGAGTAGTCAAACTTGGACTATCATAGAAAATCATTGTAACAATTGGAACCGTATATCCCGGTAATGCATAAATAGGAACTGATGGGCTTCCGGTACTACAAGCAAGAATCGATGTACCTGTTGCAAATGAATCAATTGTATATGCCACTGGTGCTGCCGTTGTTGTACTTGTTGTACTTGTAGTCGTTGTGGTTGGCGCTGCTGTAGTCGTTGTAGTTGTTGTAGTTGTTGTAGTTGTTGTACTAGTTGTATAAGACAAGGCGCTTCCTCCATTATAATTACAATCAGAGTATCTATTAATTTCTTCCATTGCTATGATATACTTATTTGTATAAGCATCAAATACCCCATAAATACATGGATTGCCTGTGTATAAGGTTGGGTTATATCCATTGTTCAAATCTTGCCTATAGGCTGCAAGTTCTTTTACAAAAAATGCATTAGTTCCATAAATAATACTTAATGGAGTAATGCCATCTTGAGCTAACCTACAAACAACGCCTCTATAATTATCTACAAAATAATCTGCAAAGTTATTCCAAGCAAGACTAGTAGCTGCATCTCCAATACCATAGTCACCCGCGTAATATTGAATTTTATTAATTAAAGTATCTGTATTTGCCTGTAATGGATTATTAACGCTATCTTTTACTATCTGTGTCAAAATAGGCACATTACCAACCTTAAATTTCTGATACACTTTCAAATATCTATCTCTAACATGCAATCGCATTACATCTCCAAAGCTTCTGTCGTACTCATCAAAGTTTTCATAATAAAATCTATTTGTACCATTTATATTGGTATTAAATTGATATGCTTGACCAAACCTTATTAGTGTTGGGAAATATCTTTTAGCTGCATTTTCATCTACCACAGATGGTCTGCCATTACTATTTGTAACCAAATTATATGTATCGTTAAAACTACTTTCTATAATATCAATGGTATTATCCTTTACAATATTAAAATCAAAATTAAAAGAACTTAATGTCACATCAATCATCCCGCTAGTTGGATTATATATTTGTACTACAATCCAAACTCTTGAGGTTGCTGGTATAGATATTCTTTTGTCTATTTCAAAAATATGACTAGTATCTTGCAATAATGAATTAACAGTGGTTGGCAATAGCGATACCGTATATTTCGGGGTGGCTGAATTGTTACAAACAAGCGCAAACATAGATAAAGAACACCCTTCATAAGCAGAATTTGCAGAGAAGCTTCCTACAATTCTTATTATACTAGGATTTACTGATTTATTATAAAAAAAGTAAGTAGTGTCTGCAAAGGTTGGATAACTTGCAACAGAAACGCTTACTTGCGAACTTGGTTGAGATTTAATTTCATAAGATGCATTATTTATTACCCTATCCACAGATATATTTAAACTAACATTATATGGTAAAACTAATGGAATAATGGGCGGTATTATGTTTAAAGAATTTGATAAGAAATTATAATTATCACCATACGGAACATTTCTTTTTCTATAAAATAAATCACCATTTGTTATATCTATTTGTGCAGGAAGAACGCTTGTTTGCGATCTAATAAGACCCATGTGCAGCCTATTTGCTGTACCCGGATTTAATATCCCAAAACACTTACCAAATTCAAAAAATGTCCTTTGAGTAGCTGCTGAATTTGATGTATAGTTATAAATAAATATTTCATAATGCTGAAAATCCGCTTTACCATTAAAATTAAAATTTATGCCTATGTCGTTAGATGGATATCTTATTTTTAAAAAATTACCTGTTGCTGTATAAGTATTATTATCAAAAGCTATTGGTGGTAAATTTTCAATATTGTATTGAACCGTAGCCTCCGTACCAACTATTTCATAATCATATTGACTAGGCTGTGATGATAATGCAACGGCAGTGTTTCCAACATCATACCTTCTTAAAAATCTAACCCTATCTCCTTCTGTATAATTATAAGAAACCACATTAGAAGTAGAGCTTATTTGCTTATTATATGTTTCTATATTTTTTACATTAACAAAAATATATCTTGGCTCGGTACTTCCTACTGAAACAATACTAGAATAAGCCGAATCGCTTATCCAATATAATCTTTTGTTATAAGTGGTATTATTAGACCTTAAAACTTGATAATAAATAGCATCTAAAGGCGGTATATTATTAATAAATAAATAAACTTTAGGAAATCTAGCTTCAAAACCGGGGTATATAATATATGGCTCTGACACTGTAGTAAAACTAGAACCAAAATTAAGAGGTAGAGAGGCATTTGTTATATCCCCATTCACATCAACTTGCGCTCCTATTGTTCTACCTTCGGCATCAAAATATTGTAGTCCATATTGATAACCTGAACTCCATGCATTTGCAAGGGTTGTATTATCTGGCTGACCCGCTACATATATATAAGCCACGCCACTAGATAACAAGGTAGCGCCACCCGCAACTGCTGTATATGAAACGGTTAAAACATTATTTACTATGCTAACCTGATTCCATCCAGCCGCTTGAAGTGCCGTTGATATGCCATTTAGCAAACTAGACACTAGCAATGGCGTTACGGAATTATATTGAAATGAAGCGCTAATATCGCTACCATTAGCATTAATTGCGTTTATTTTATATATACCTGATGGGTTATTTAAAGTAGTAACAATACCACTTGTATTAGTACCTGTGCCATATACAAAAACCTTCATAATCGTACTGTTGCTACCGCTATCTAATCCATTACAAGTAGCAAAAAACAAAATACCGCAGATGTCAATGAAATATCCGTCAACAATATATTGAGTGCTTGCTGGCTCTAAATCCATTTGAATTTTATTAAAGCCCTCTGTAATTCCAGAGTATAATAAAACATTACCATTAGCTAATTCAGCTGCATTTGCTTTTTGAGGAACCCAATCTTGCAACTGCGCTGTATCAATTACATCTAATACAGAATAAATCTGATCGTTTAAAAACTTGTATGTGTAAATGTCATTATCTGCAACAACATCAACAGCCTTGTCTATTTGAGCTAATAAATACCAATCGCTAGTTCCTAAAGTATATGTTTCTCTAAAACAAAATTCTATTTTTTTTACATTTACGCCACCAGTTGATACCGATATTGATATTCTTGCATTATCTCTAAAATTTACATCTGTAAGTTCTATTGTTGGCTGTTGCGGCAATGGGACTATGCTTTTTGAACTCCATACCGATTTTTCATTGTTATCATAAACATACCTATATGAAAATTGAAATAACTTATTTCTTAAATTATTAATTGTAAAGTTTGAGTTATCCTCACTTTCGTAAACCACTTTTGGTGGCATTACAGGAGGCGCTTTGATAACAGTTAAATATTCAGCTTTCCAAGATGTTCCATAATTAGCTAATACATTTATATTTCTAGGTGGATTTAATCCATCATTAAAAAATAAAATATCACCTTCGTCATCTCTATAATATAGATTAACTGACAAAACCTTGTAAGACGGGTTAAAACTTAAAATATCAACACCATCGCTATCTGTTTTACTTTCTAAAACCTTAAATACTATTTCTGTATTTAAATCATAATACAAAATGCTATTGTAACCACCACTATTCCAAACGAAATAATAGGCTCTATTCCTTACCTTGTCGGCATAAAAACCAATAACTTTATTAGTACCTGCTGGTAAAGTATAATTTATTTGAGAGTTACCTAAAATATTAGAAATAACTCTATCTTGACCTTTGCCTTCTGCGTCTTTCGTTATATTTAAGGCATCTAAATAGTCACCATTGCTAATTCTGTATTCAGCAACATCTAAATTTAGTTTACCGTTAAATGGATTATTTATTATTGGCATTTTTTACTAGGCTTTTACAGTCATGCGCTGTGCGTCTAAATTTTGTTCGTAAGCTTGCATTAAATATAATGGCTTGAATCTAGCATTAGCTAATCTTCTTTCATTATAATAAGTATCTTTTCTATCTCTTTTATCTCCCAAATTACCTTTTCTTGTACTTGGTAAATTTGCAATATCTTTCCATGCTAAAAGAGCAATCATTGCCTCTCTAAATTGCAATGGAATCATGTATGTTTCATCAGGATTGCCACTTGATAAGTATTCAATCATGATGTAATCATAATAAAAGTTCTGGTTTAATAGAACTACTCCGTTTGAATCATCTATATTAAATTGACCAACAAATGGTGAACCACTAGGCGCTCCATAAATATTAGTAAATCCATATCCATCCCAATAATTGTAAAATAATGGAGCATTTTGCTGATACCATGTAACCAAAGTATTGTCTTGAGTTAAAGCAAGTCTATCTGGTTGTTGGTCAGCATAAAATGTCATTTTGTTATTAAACTTCAATGGGATAATTTCTCCTCTAGAATTTAATACACCAATTTTTGTATAGCTTACATAATCGTTTGGTAATTGAGCTGTATAATTTGTGGTATCAATAGGAATCTTAACTGTTCTTATTTTATAAAAAAAGTCAAGTCCCATTTCTTGCATACCTCTAAAAGCTATGTTATATAATTTAGCATACTTATGTACTCCTTGTTCCGATTGATCTATATAATCATTGATAACTGAATCTAATGTTATATAATTTCTTGTTTGTGATGCCATTTTTAATTATTTGAAACGTAAGATAATATATCGTTTTGACGAATTAAATAATAATATTCCCCATCAATTACAAATGGTTCTCCTGCGCCTTTAATATGGAAAACAACATCTCCCACTTTGGCTTCCATTTTCACTTTAGCCGTTCCATTACCTACTTTTACTACTTGCGCCTTACTGCTTCTTTCCCTATAATTTTCAGGGATATAAAGTCCGCCTTCGGTAATTTCATCCGCCATAAATGGTTTTACTAATACTAAATCTCTAATTGGTGTCATATAGTTTAATTATTATTATCTACGCCATCGTTTGCTGTGTCTATTGGTCTTGACCTTTCAAAAGCTAATTGCCCTTTGATATATTCTACTATCATTGGAACATAATCATCAGGAACTATTAATGTTGATCCCAAATCTGTTGAATCACCGCCACTAACCATTCTTATCGTAGCCTTATACGAGGTTAATTGTATTGCACTTTTAATGTATATATTTTTACCTTCAATCCAATAAAGTATTTTATTCTGTATTGGTCTTAATTGCTCAATATATGCAACTTGATTCATACTCAATGGTATTGCCGTTTGAGATGTTCTCTTGTCGCCAACAAACTGCAAAGTAGCGATACCCTCATTCTTACCTAACGCTACCGGTATTTGAGGTAAATCTACGCTATATGTTACAGTATCAACCGGCTCCGCTGCGATATCTAAATTTGTAAATGTTGTATAAAAAGAATTGTTTACATAAGCAATACCATCCATTTGAATACCATCAGTATAATTCTTTTTAGCAGCTAATCCAATAGCATCGTTAAGCCATTGATTAACTAAACTATAAGTAATGCTACTATCGTCAGATGGCTGACCATTGTAAATCTGTCTTAATATTCTTTCTATAAATATATTTCTAGTCATTATTGTCCTTGTTGGGTAATTTGATTAGCATATTGTTCTACTTGTCCTATTTGTAAACTTACGCCTACTAACTTTAAAGTACGAGCTATTATCTCTAATAAATCCACATCATACCATATTGGCTGAATACTATAAGTAATACAATTTAAACTAGATGTAGTTGTTGTAGTTGTTGGTCCCGCTGTAGTTGTTGTAGTTGTTGATGTAGTAGTAGTCGTTGTTGTTGATGTAGTAGATGTAGTTGAAGTAGTCGTTGTTGTTGGCGAAGCGGTTGTTGTAGTCGTTGTTGTTGGTGGAGCTGTTGGATTATACACTTGCCTTCCATTAGCATCTAAACAATATCCCCAAATCATTTCTGGTGCATTTTTTATATAAGTCAAAACTGCCGAACCTAATGTTACTGGGTAAAACTTAAAACCATTTGGCTCTATAAGATAAATAGGATTTGTAGCAATAGGGTCTATAGTGCTGTTGTAGTAAGAATATAAACTATCTTGTTGAACAAATCTAACTCTTGTAAATGCTGATGTTCTCATTGCATCTGCTTGAACATAATCAGATGGATATGATGCAATTCCTGTTCCGTTTATTGAAAGTGTTGTTTCTGTAATTAATGGAGATAATCTTTGTCTTATATCTTCATTTTGGCTATATGAAACTCTAGCTTGCGCTCTGCCATATTGATATTGCTGAAACTCGCCTAACAAATAATCTAAATACGATGTTTGTGCTTGATTTACTAATAAATTAAATTCAGAACTAGTAAGATACCCGTTCTGGCTCTTGTTTATAGCATACTGACAAATTTTGTACATATCATCTATGTTCATGATGCTTTTTTTATATCCCAAATATACAAAAAAACAAACAAAAAAGCCCCGTAATTTTTAGGCTACAGGGCTTCTTTTATTTAGAGGGGGAAAGAATTAGTAATTAAGCTTCTTTAATTGCTCTAAAAATGCTTTACATTCATCTTGAGGGAACATAGCATATTCAACTAAATAACTTGCAGGGTCTTTGTCTGAAGGTATTTTACAAATAAATCCTCCATCGCCAGCCCAATAAGCAGAACCTTTTCTTACAGAAACATCAATCTTATTATCTAAAAGAGCCTTTTTAATGGTGAACGCTACTTCAACTTCTTTGCTACCAGCACTTAACATAAACTTATTAGGTTGCGCTTCGGCATAAAGCTCATAGTCGTTCCTTAATGCATCCATTGATTTAGGCATTCCTAATTCATCGTTAAATAAAATTCCCAAGTAATTGCAGTGTTTACGCATATTATCGTCACTAGCCATTGAAGCAAATTTAATAGCCTCAATTTTAGCAACTCGTTTAGCGCGTTCAACTTCTGCTTGTCTTTCTGGATTCCATTGGAAAAAGGTTATTTTTCGTGTGCCTTTTTTGTTTGGATTATCCACATTAGCATTACATACTGATAAAAACTCAAGAGCTGCGGTATCGTAATCAGGGATTCTTAAAACCCTTCTGTCAAATATCAAACTCCTTCTATTTTTTTCAACAAAGGTCTTTTCTAAACCTTTTTGATCTTCTACCCAAATACTAGGATAACCTGTTAAAAGTCTAACGCGCTCTATCCTTTTTCTTTCAGGATGGAATACATCGTCAATACCTTCCATGTGGTATTTACCGTTCTTTTTTGTATCTGTTAACTTAAAAATCTTGAAGATATTACTTGATTGAGGCGCTTCTGACATTGCTGTCGAAGATTCCTCTTCTTGTCTTGTTCTTCTTATCTCTTCTCCTTGGTTTGCGAAATTCGCATCGGAGAGTCCTATTGCCTTTAAACGAGCCATAAATGGTTATTTTAATGTTTAAAATAGGTAGGGACAATCAATAAAGTTGCCCCTACCCGATTAATGTATCAACAGCGCAAATGCGCGTTAATTAGTTACCTTGAACAATGATGAATTGGTTCGCAGCACAAACACGAGTCGCACGATATGTAATCATTGCGATTTGGTTTGTCATTGTACCATCAGTTGGGTTAGGAGAACCACCACCAAACTGCCATACACGAATACCGTTACCAACAGTTCCACCTTTAGGCGGCTCTTGGTACATAACTGTGATGTTCTTGTATGCTTGAGCAGTTCTGCTATCCTTTGTTTCGCCCATTGGATAGATTAAACCGAAATTACGGAAGTAATCTACATTTGGAGTTAAACCAGTTGTAACCTCTGTGTTGAATTGAGAATACTTCTTAACAGATAATAAATATCCATCAATGAAGATTTCTTGGAATCCGTAAGCAACAGAAGCTTCTTTTGATTTTTCACCTTGACCATAAACGAAAGCACCAGCTGGGTAAGCAGCGAAGATACCATCACTGAAGTCTTGTCTTTGGAAGATATCAGTTAACCAAGCAGATTGCTTTGCACAACCGTTAACATCCATAATACGAGTGATTTCATGCAATTTAGCAATATCCAAAGTACCCGGAGTATATCCTACAGTTTCACCATCAGCTACTACTTTAGGGATAATACCTTCTGTACCTACAGAATTATTAATTGCAGTATTGTTTTGAGCATTACCACGCATTAATTTTGCTTCAACATTATTCTTGAAACGAACAAGAGTCTTGTACATTCCTTTGTAAGTGAAAGCACTAACGCCATTAGCAGCCATATCAGCAGAAACAGGATACTCATAAAAAGTATCAGCCATTTGAGCTAAATCGGTATTGCTCCAACCATCACGAATTTGCGTAATGTTGTTATCATATCTTTCATCCAATTGGATTAAAGGATTGATTTGAGTAGAAGCTTCACCAGCGTCTGCGTCACCACCAAATAATAAAACCTCACCAGCTAACAAGTCAGTTGAACCTGCAGAAGCGAATCTTTGAGTTGTTAATTTAGGAGCAACTGTGAAAGTAAATGCATACGGAGTAGTACTATTAATTGATAAAATAACACCTTCAATATTTGAAGATGCAACACGCAAGGTTTCATCAACTCTTAAAGGAGTTTGAGTACCACTGTTGTAGTAAGCCTCTGCTCCTAAAGTTAAAGTAATAGTTGCGCCAACGGCAGCAGCTACTGTTCCGTTATTTGTAACAGCAGGCATTAATTTACCTCTGTTTTCAAACCAGAAAAAGTTTTGGTTTTTAACTTCTTCCATACCGCTATGAGCGGCTAACCACCATGTAAAATCCTCATTACCATACTTTTCAGTATATTGTTTGTAATATTGAGGAGTTAATAATTGTAGGTCAACCATAAGTTGCCTATTCTGTGTTTGCAACGAGATAGCACCCGGCTGCAAAATATTCGAGGTAGGTATTCCTGCCATGATATTTGATTTTTGTTTTTAATACCTTCCCCAAGGGCAATGTTTAAGTTACGAACTAAACGCCCAAGCTGCTAATCTATCCCTTTCGGCATTAGCGTTTGGTGTTGGCGTACCTTGTGGGGTGGGTTGGTTGATATTAATATTACCTGTTTTTTTAAGATGAGCAAGCATCCTTTGGGAAGCTGCTTCATTTGCCACTTTTTGTAGTATTTTGTTGTAATTCTCAAGCAAATATTTATCTGCCATCATTTGTTGAACTTTTGGCTTACCATCCTCGGCGAACCATCTTTCTCCAAAATAAGAATCACTATCAAAATCTGCCAAGCTGTTCTTCATTGCCAACCTTTCATCTTCAGCTACATTGAAAGAAATCGGTATTTCGACATCCTCGTCTTTTACCGATACTGTGAATCCGCTGAAGGATTGGAAATCAGAATCAAGTGTTTTTTCATAGACTGACCTAGCTTGTTGCATATTCTCAAGTTCTTCTCTTGAATTAGCCTCTTGCTCTGCCTCTCCATAAATATCAGGTAGCTTTAATTCACTTTTTAATTTAGTTAATTCAGGTCTAATCACTTTCGCCTCAATCATCATTTTCTTGTCTAGATAATCTACTTGTGATTGCCATGTTTTAACCTTGGTAGCATAATCCTCATCGGATTCATCGTAACCTTGTTCAGGCTTTGAAGGTACGAAATATTGGTCATAAAACAAAAGGTCAACCTCATCTGAAGTTAAATCTTTGTATTTATTCTGAATATTCGTCTTTATAATATCAACAGCTAAATCAGGAGTTAATTCATTTGAAATTAACTTGTCTAATCTTTTTTGTTGATTCAGGATTTGATAAACATCATCTGTTTTGCCTTCTTTAATAGCATCAAACAATGTTTTACTCATGTCATCTTGAAATTTAAATTCCTCTTTAGGTTCTTTAAATCTCTTAAATTCTTCTTCAGCTTGCTCTACACTTTCAAATCCAAATCTTTCTTTTACAAATTGATTTGGATCAAAAGAAGTTTGAGGAGCTGAAGATGGTTCCTCTACTTTTGTTCCCTCTTGTTGAGTAGGAGCTTGTTGCTCATTTAAGATAGGGGCTTCTTCTACCTTATTTTGCACTTGTGGTGCATTGTCATCCGAAAACGGATTGAAGCCTGCTGCAAGCTCCATTGGAGCTGCTGGGTTATTCTCTGGCATAAATGCTTATTTGGTTTCTATTTTAAGGTGCCGCAGTGGTAGTAGTAGTGGTTGCACCAGCAGCAATTAATTGCAAGTACTTTCCTATAATACCAAAACTAACAATACCCGTAGTTGCTAACGATGATACATCTGTTTTTGTTGTTAAATTAACTCCTAAAACTGTAGTCCAATATTCAGGCACTTCTGGTGCAGGCAATACTTGACTTGTTACAGAACCATCGTCATTGGTTGTTTTAAAAAGTATAGTAGTTCCGGGGTTTACTAATTGAACTACGGCTACATCCCATCCTGATAAATCTTGATAAAAACTATCTGCTGCATTGAATTGCGCTGTGCAATCAATAACATTACTAATTTTTGAACTAAATTTAGTCAGTCTGATTAATATTTTAGTTGCATTTGCCATTTTATTTTATTTTAAACTGTTTGTAATTGTTCTTGTGGTTGTTCTTGTGATTGTCCCTGTTCCATTTGCTGTTGTTGTTCAGCTTGTTGCTGTTGTTGCATCAAGGCTTGCTCCTGCTGTTGGTTTTGAACAGCTATTGGCACACTTACATTTTGCAACATACTAGCCACCACTTGTTGCAATTCGGCTGGAACTGGTATATTGGCTTTAGCTAAATCAAACACCCCTTGCAAAATAATTTCCTTTTCTTTCGCCAATGCTCTTTTACCATCTAAAATCGTATCAGCTTGCATTTTAGCTTGCATACTTGCTTGTTGAACTTGAGCATTTTGTTCACTATTTGCTTGAGCTTTTTCTTGTTCTGTTTTTATAAATTTCTTCTGCGCTTGTCTAAAATAAAGTTCAGCTAATGATGCATTTTCTTTGGCTATTCTCATTACCTTAAATGGATCAATATACATTATAAATTGAGGATTAATTGCTATAGCATTGTTCATCATTGCTTCCAATTTGGCAATTTCCATATCGGTAGGCAACATTTTAACTTTAGCTACAAAGTTTCTATCCTTAACATCTTCTTCTTTTAAAATATCTCTATATTTTTTAGCACCATGCGTTACACTCTTATTCAATAAACAAGCTACTTTTTTAGCTGTTTCTTCCATTACATAAATATATGCATCGTACATATATTCTGTTGCATTATTAGCTAATTGTCTTGAAGCTTCAATATTAGATGCGGCGACTCTTGGTTGAGCAGCTTGATTCATCAAATTTGGATCTTCTCCTAATTCATCTTTTAATACTTGATAATGGAATTGGTATAATTGAATTAAAGCTTGTAATTGAGGAGCAAATCCTGTGTTAGCTAATTCTGTAATTGGAACAGGTATTCTATTACCTTCGGCATCTCTACCACGATAATAAAGTTTACCAGTTTGTTCCCAAATCTTTTGAACATCTAATGGCTTAACTGAATCTCCTAATCCTAAATCTAATTCTTGCAATGCATCAACATCAATTGAAGCACCTGCTGGCACCATCTTGGCAACCATTTGTTGTATCTTCAGTCTAGCCAAAATCATTTGCTCAATAGGTTCTTCTATTTTTTCAGGCACAGCCACATTACGCATATCGTAAGGGTCGTACATATAGAAGCTATATGAAAATTCTGCATTTCCTAATTCTTTAGGGTCTTGTGGGCGAATCATATTCTTCTTGACACCCCACTCTATCATCATCTGCAATACAGGGCAATAAACGCCATTGTATATATTCCACTTCTTCTCTTCTACATATTCTTGATTGTCATCTAACTTTTCTGTTTTACCTTTTCTGATAATAGTGCTACCATTCTTTTTAGTTTTGGTAACAGTATATCCATCAGAATCTAAAGTTCTAATTTCAAAGTTCATTAAATCAATATTCCATTCATCATAAGGTCTTAACCAAGCCACATTCCAATCTTGCATCCATTTTAACTTATCTGTTAATTGGTATTCTTTTGAAGATTGAGCTATTCTAAATATTTCTTCTTCTGTTAAAGTTCCGCCATTAGCTTTACTATATCTTGCTCTCAATTCACTAATCTTCATTGATACAATATGACCTCTATAAGTAGTATCTCTAAAATCAGGGAAATCAGAATAAGAATAAATTGCGTTCTCTGGTCTAATCCATTGAACATGAACTTCACCTAATTCATCCATCCAAGTATAAGTACACACTAATCCAACTTCCGCTGAATCGTGTAATATTCTTTGTTTTAAAACATCATCCCATCCATTAGCAGCAAAAACATTATTACAACCAAGGCTGTAAAGTATTTCTTCTGGTAAGTGATTAAATTCAGTTGTCCAAATATCTAAATCATCTTTATCTTCTGCTATGAATTGATCTTCAGGAATAATTGGTATCCCTGATTCTTGTTGTAATTGCGCAAGCACTTCTTTATTTTGATAAATAAATTCAGCCTCATCTACAATTTCTTTTTTCTTTTTTGCAGATGTTGCATCAACTGCTGTAACAGTTATCTTTTCTTTTCTACTCATCCATGCACCAACTAATCTAGCAACAATTGTATTACCAATAATAATTGATTTCCAATTTATATTTACATAATTAGCCTTGCTATTCATCTCCAATCTGTCAAGAAAAACACTCATGTCTATTTTTCCATTAGCAATTTGTCTGTTTTTTCTAAAACGATTATTGCGAAGCCAAAAATAAGTTTGATTGCCATAAATGGTTGAGTAAATATTTTGCGCCACTCTTTTTCCATATTCAAAATCTGATTTAGACGGGACATCAGTAGTCAACTGAAAGTCCTTCAAAGACTGACCACTAGTATTTCCTGCGCTTATGTATAATGGGCTATCTGACAATTTATATCAATTTTATGTGTCAAATATACTAAATATTAAGAAAATTTATTAAAAAATTTAATTAATTAAAGCTGGGACTGTAACTTTTTACCAAAGGTTCTTTCATTTGTTGTTTCTGAACAGGCTCCATTAAGCAAACTAATAACATTAAAAATGATACCGTTTGGTCAAATTCTGTTCTATTATTTGGATCAAATTGCTTCGCATCTTCTAATAAGTTTTCAAAATCTATAGAATCTATGTGATATTCAAAATACATAATCCCGACATCTGTCTGTTTGGTTAAACTAAATGGCGTTGTTGGGAATCCCTTGTGTCTATCTGCATCTCTTTTATTTGGGTCCATTGCTCCAAAAGGATAAGAACCTAAATAACCAACCCTTCCTCTATCTCTAAAATAAGAAAGATAATCATCACTATTATGCTCATACCAAGCTTGATAACCATAAAATTCAGCGGCTAACATTACTTGCTCGTGTAAGGTTTCTTTGATTTGAGGTCTGCCGTACAAATGCCCAATTGCTTTCCCTGTATTTGATGGGTCTAATAAATTATATCTTCTTCCAATCCATGCAGATGCTTTTGAACCATATTTACCACCTTGACTATTGCTATAACCATCAATCGCTATTGCTCCGTCATCTGTTCTAGTTGGCTTCCTAGATGACAAGTCATGTTTGTGCTTATTCTCTTCTCCCTTTGGTGGAAATTGAGTAATTACCCAATGGAAATCTTGCTCTTTGTCTGTTATAGTTCTCCACCTAACTACTTGATCTATATCTCTATAGAAATAAACATGACGCTTTAATACTGGGTTTTCTTTTAAAGAAAGCTCCCTTGCGCCTATGTTCATTACATTAAAAATACACTTATCGGAATCTGTACTAAAAGCTTCGTCAATAGTTAGCGGCTCTTTTCTAATACGAGCAGATAACGCTCTTGGGTTATTTTTAACCGTTTCCCTATCTGCTAAAATCTGATCCAATGTTTTATCTTGGTCTGGGAATCCAAAGTCGTCAAAGTTTCTTGTACGCTTTGCAGACATAAAAAATCTATAAAGACCGCTAGAGGTGGTTCCATTTTCTTGTCTTTTATCTTGATTACTTTCTTCCCATAATAACTTAAAAGCTGCTTGAACTCCATCCTTTTCAGTTGTAAGTTTCTCTACCGTAGTTGTATAAAGCGCCTTACCAATGATTTGACCTTCGTCATCTAATAAGCAATAACGCACAACCTCGTGTCTATCATAGACATTCACTTCAGTAGTTTTACCACACTCATCCGCCACATATCTGTGTAGCTTCTGTCCATCATAGGCAACCGTATCGGCTGATTGGTGGTCAATAACTGAACCCAATTCATCTTTATCTACATTTTCCTCCGCTTTCTTACCTCTTACATTCGTTTTTTGAAATCTCATTTCTGACTTTGGATTAACCCCCAAAGACATATCGTATTCTGGTCTAAAGAATTTAGGCAATCTTCTAAATGGATTTACCACTGTTTTGGCAAAGAATTTTTTAGCATCAGAACCCGTTTTAGACTGAATACCTCCATTGGTCATTTTAGTCCTAGTCGTATATTCGGTAACAAACAATCCCGCCACAAATGATTTACCAAAACGCCTTTTAGTTACTTCAAGCATCCCCATACACAATGGGTCTTGAATACAATAATCCATAAAATAGAACTTTTCCAAGTCTGGAATCCTGAATTTAGGATAACCAATATCTATTGACCACCATTGTAAATATAAGTAATGCATCCCCGTTAAATATAACGGAACGCCATTATTCATATACCAAAATCCATTCAATCTTCTATCCCACTCTTGTCTTTTAAATTCTTCAAGCTTTTCGTCATAAAATTCAGACTCGTCGTCCTTTTTCTTTTTGTCAAACTCATCCCACTTCTTCATCGTATCTGAATACCAACTAGGCATTGCGATTCTTTTCCAATATTGCTCCTCTTTATTTTTAGACCTTTCGTACACCCCTCTATGCTCTAACTGCTTTGTTATTATATTATAAACATAACCTTCCGGAGGTAAATTGCACATTAAACCTTGAACATCAATTATAGTTCCTCCTTCAATTTTTTCGTACATAATTATAATTTTTTACCAGCTAATTCACCAACCGCATCAGCCATGTTTTCGGGAGAAAACGGCTTTTTAACAACTTGAACTATTTCTTTTTTATCAGCAGCTACTTCTTGATTTATCCCAGCTAATACTTCTAATGCTTTTATTGAAGCAGAAATAGTACCTGCATCTACCCATATCTTTTGCAACCTTTCAAATGTCTTAATCTTTGGATCATCAATATCAATTGCTGTAAGACTAGTCTTGTTTAACAATTCAGCCATTTCGTTGGCTTTCCTATTTAAAGCATGATATAGTTTCCCAATACCATCTTGCTCGTAATAAGCATTTTTTCCTTGCAAATAAGCAACTTGCTTTTCTAAATCTTTAATTATATTTTCTAATCCTATTGACATATTTCTGGGGTTGAAATTGTTACCAATTTGGTAGCATCTGATTTGCTATAGCCTACTAACAACTCGCCGCTTATAACCATTTCTGTTAAATGATGCTCTACGGCTATTACTTCGTTCCTATCGCTACCATCGTTAAAATATCTTAATCTAATAATCTTACCTTCTGTTCCGTCATCATTTTGATAGATTATCTCATAATCACTTGAGATTACGGTTGTTACCACATTACCAGTTAATTCGCCGCTTGTTATATACAGCTTATTTTTCATTAATTGAGGCTCTACTCCTTCCATAATTCCTGTATATGGTTTAAATATACGCAAGGCTGTGATAAACCCGTTTAGAGCGTTCCATGAAGAACCTTTTCCTTCTCTCCATAAAAAACATTCCTCTATTGGGATAGAAAAATATTGAACATCCGATGAAGCCTCTGTGGTTGGCTTTTGATAATTAAATATCTTGTAGGTGTCGTGAGTTGAATTGTGATGAATAAGAATTTCAGCTCCTTCCGGTATATCTTTTCCATTAACCACAATACCATTAACAGGCTTAACATATCTCATGTTAAAATTATCATATATCCTTTCTAGTCTAATTTTTGTACCATCTTTAAAAGTGTGACTATTCTTACTTTCCAAATCCACTTTTATAATAACCTTATTACTAGGCGCAATCAATTTCATATTTTAATTAATTTAATTAAAATTACACGATTTTTTATTTCTACCAAAATTTATTATATTTGTATTGCCCAAAAAAAAATTTATAACAAAAAAAACAATTAAAAAATGGCAAATCACTTATCCGTTTATGTTTATCGTAGAAACCAATACGATTTAACAAACCCTGACGGCACCCCTGCAACTAGCGGTGTCTTATTTTCATTACCTACTGTTACCTTACAAGTACAACCAACAACTGTGGTAGCAAATGGAGTACAAATGAACTCATTGATTCTTATGTACCCAAGCGGTCTTAACCAACCAGCTGAAAAGTTGTACACCAATCAAACTGTTGCCCAATTAATTACAGCTATCAATGGCGGTGGTATTGCAACAACTACTACAACTACAACTACTACAACTACAACTGCAGCACCTACTACCACTACTACTACAACCGCAGCACCTTAAAAAAAATTTAAAAACAATTAAAAATATTAAAAAATGGCAAGTATAGTATCAATTACAGCATATCAAAGAAATCAATATGCTTTATTAAACCCTAACGGAACTCCAGCAACTTCTGGTATTGCATACGGATTCCCAGTAAACACAATTGCGGCTTACCCTGCTCCTACAGGTACAGTAGCAAACGGAGTAACTATGAACTCAATAGTTGAAGTAGCTCCTACTGGCTTAAACCAAGTAGCCGTATTGTTTTATACGACTTCTACTGTAACACAGATTAATGCAGCAGCAAACGCTTAATTAATTAGCCCCTATTTATTTAGGGGCTTTTTTATTTTCTTTATGAACCACCTTTAGGTTTTTATAAATCCTTTCTGCATCTTCTATAGTCCCACCTTTTGTGGTAGCTAAAAACACAGACAATCTTCTTAATTTCTTTGCGGCTTTATTATTCATAGTTTAAATTTTAACGCCCTTGACCTCTATATGCTTTTGGTCTTGGAGTGCTTTTATTGTAAGATTTTTTAGCTCTTCCTGATTTTTTTGTTCCAAATGTAATTTTGGATGAATTGGTTAATTTTGCCATTATTTTTTGTTTTTGAAATAATTTTTATCTAATTCCCCGCCGTCCATTTTATTGGGGCGAACAAGTATGTCTGTGTCGTAAAAGTTCCTAACCATACCGTTGTGGTATAATACGACTTTCCAAACAGTGTTGACTTCTGTCCCGTAGTCAATCCAAGCGATTGCTTTTCCTTTACCAAGTGGGGTTTCGACATCTATAATATTTTTAAGTTCGTGAATATACATTAAAAATTAGTTTCTTCTTTATTACTACTAGACAATAATTGTATTGTTGATACCCTACAATGTAATTGTGGTACGGTTTCATTTGTCTTGGTGTTTTGATAAGACTTTGCTTCTGGCTTTCCCTCCGTATAAACCAATGTACCTTTCTTTAAATAGTTTGACACATTAAGCTTTTCAGTCCAATAAGCGCAAGAAACCCAAGTTGTTCTTTCGGTATCTTCTCCTTGTTGGTTTTTAAACTTTTCGCTGTAAGCTACTGAAAAATTAATTACACTTTTACCATTGACATTGTTTACGACTGCGTCTTGTCCTAATCTTCCGATTACAGAAATTCTAATCATTGTTTTTGTTTTTTATATTAAAAATTTATTTCTTCTCCATTGTCATCTTTATAGGGAACCCAATTATCAAATGATTTTTGCACTGCGGCATCTGGTCTTAAAATTATATTTTTATCATTGATTAACTTCTGCAAAGAATCTAACCCATTAAATAAAAATCTTCTAGTTTGAAAATACATTTGGAACAAAATAAAGCCTTTTTTACCAACAATCTTTTGCCTTCTTATTTTTTTACTATGAAATTCACAAGATGGATTTTGAGGATCGGTTTGAGCAAAAGGTCTATGATACACAAGGATATTATCCATCTTATTATTCCACATCGCGCCATCCGTTAAATCAAATACATCAGGACAAGGATAGTTCCCATCTGCTGCTTTTTGCATTTTTGTTGGATGCGCAATAATCCAAAAGAAAATATTATTGATTTGAGAGAATCTCGAAAACACTGACAATACCCACTCCAAATACTTATCACTTCTTTGAAACTTTTGATATTCATTTGTCAATTGGTTAAACGGATCAATATCAACTCCATCAACATTCTCCTTAACAATCAATTCTAAAAATACTTCCATTATGTATTGAGGCGTAGGTGATACATCTTTTGGATAAACATAAAACACATGATGGCAAACTAAATCATAAACATATTCATAAACTTGCTTGCTTGGTCTGTGTGGATTTGCAGGGCTACAATCACATCCTAATATAATCTCAACAAAGTCATGATAGTATTCTTCAGGCGGATTATCTTCTGGCGAGAATGTAGCAAACTTCTCCCCGTACAACATTATCCTCATAGCTTGATACCACTTTTTAAATGAAGATTTACCATAGTTACCTATTCCTGTAAGTACAGTAATTTCCCCTCTCTTTGGTTTAAATCTTTCATCTAATTCTGGAACTCCGATACCATCAACCCTAGCATATCCTTCATCATAAATTTTTAACGCTTGTTCTTTTACATCAATTCCATAAATAACATCCTTCAACTTTAACCCTTCATCAAATACTGCTTTTTCAACTTCAACTTCCCTTCTTGAAACCTTATCTACCAAGGTTTCTTTATCAAAAGATGCGCTACCAAAATTACCAGAATTAGCTTTGTATGCTGAACGGATTGCCCTATTAGCTTCGTTTTTTGTAAACTCTGAATTAGTTAAAAACTCGCTATGAATCATTGAATTAGCGGTCATTTCATTAATCCCAAAACGGCAACAAGCGGATGCTAATTTAAAAATAAAATTATTTCTTTCTCCTGTTACAAAAGCCTCATTTTTATTTGAAAGCCAAGTAACGATATTTTTAAAAATCTTTTCGTCATCATCATTCTTTTCATAAACGACAACCTTCTCTGTTTTCTTAATTTTCTTAAATACTTCAGCATTTTCGTTTATGTAAATTTCGGTGTCATAACTCTCATAACAAACTCGGCTTACATTAATCCCACTTCGGTCAATTTCGGGGAAAACCTCTTGTAAAGCTTGAAAGTGTTCTCTATGCTTTGCTCCATTAGCTATTTTTACCAATGCCTTCAATCCATTTCCAGAAGGGCTAATCCAACAAGCATAGACAAATGGATTTGATATGATTTCAGTTTGCTTATCTCGTAATTCAAAAATATTATCAAAATCAAGCACAATAAATCCGCTATGCTGAATTAATTGAACATCAGTTCTATCTGCTCCAAATTTTCCACTAAAGCAAATAGACGGAAGGTTTAATTTTATCTTATTTGCCTTCTCCTTATCAATCGTTTTTCTAATTTCCTCTACGGTTGTTTTACTTTTACCCTGCTGTATTCTTTTTAACGCAGCTTCAACAGAAATGTAATTTGGCTCTTTGGAAAAAATGTTCTTAAAAATGGTAATCATCGTTAGTATGTTGGTTTAATGTTTGCAGCTTTTCTTCTTTGCTCTTCTATATTCAATTCGTAGGCTGTTTTTGAGCGATTTAAGCCACCTTCTATAGTTTTTGATGGTATTATCTCATCTAGCCATGATTTGTTGTTTAAGAAGGTTTGAGGGTCTTTTCTAAACTTTTTTTCAGGTTGAGCATTTTTATATAGTGGAATATGATTAATTATATCAATCCTATCTTGATTAGTCAAAGAAATCCATTTTTTCTCAAGCTTTTTTCTTTCCCCCACCTTTTTATCATATAATACCCAAAAATCATTAAAAGGAATATTCAAAATAACTTCTTGTTCTTCTTCTTGTTCTTCTTCTTGTTCTTCTTGTGTATGTGTATCGGTACTGTATAGATACTGTATCAATAGTCTATCTTTAACCTTCTCAAGCTCTTTGTTTACACAGCTTTTTACTTTTGGACTAGTTGAATCATTATATTTTAGCCAATTTGATAATGCAACCTCTTTTGATTTTTCAGAATACTTTATTTTACCCTTTGAAATAAAAAACTCAAGTAACTTTTTAACCGTTTCATCGTTATATCCGGTATCATAACACATTTGACGAAGTGTTATTTCGTATATTCCACACTGCTTTGTCTTATCGTTTGTAAGTAAATACAAGAAAAAATACTTTTGCTCTGGCGTTAAATCCTGAATAAAAGAATCTCCCCAAAATGAAGTATGAATCTTTCTAAAGATTGCCATCTATTAAATTTTTAATTGTGTCTAAAAGATTTTCCCATAATGTTAATTTATAGCTAACTATTCCGTTTTCAAGTATATATAAATCAATTGTATCCTTGTCAATATAAACTGCATATAAAGTAGCAGCAAATAAATTCTTTTTTATAATTTTTTTTATTTTGTCAAAATCACGAACCTTTTTTATTAACTCAATAAGTAAATGACAATCAGAGCAATATGTAATTAATTCAGTATTATCTACATCCCAAGGATTATTAAAATATGACTTGTGATGCACATTTAAAGTTCTTGTGTTATCTCCACAACATTGACAGGTAAAATTATCTCTATCTAAAATTTGTAGCCGTTTCTTTTGCCATCTTGGGTCAAGAAGTTTTTCCTTATAAGTCATAAAGATATTTAATCGTTTATAAAATCGGTATTTAAAGACCTGTTTATTTTTGCTAGATTTGAATCTGATAAAACCATAATTCTATGTATAAAAATAGAATAAAGACTACCATACGGTATTTCGGTTTTTCTAGACAGCCAAGCTAGGTTTCTTTCTTCAGTTTCTAGGTATAAAAGAATTTCATCTTTTACGCTAGTTTTAACTTTTGCCATTTATTTGATTTTTGATTAATGCACAAAATAAAACTTAATATTTCGCATTTCAAAATATATTTTTTAAATATTTTATTTTTTTATTTAATTTTGATTAATTACCTTTGCGAACAATCTATAACTATGGAAACATTTATCCCGGCAGAGGATGTATTAGCAAGAATCAAATACCATCCTGACATTACGCCTAAAGAAAAAGAAAAGTTTAAAGAGCAACTTAAAGGTCTATATATGACTGATAAAAGAAAAGAACAGACATTTAAAAAAGTATTAACTAACCAACAAAGAAAAAAAGGTTTGACCATTTAAAGCTATTGGATAAAATCGGTAGTGTCCTTAAAAATGGTATCTTAAAACTAAACTATGAAAACAGCAATGCAAGAAGCAATAGAACTTGTAAAAGAGTATAACAATAGAATAATACCTTATAATGTTTTATTGGGTAATTTAGAACTATTACTTGAAAAAGAAAAAGAGCAGATAATAGATGCTTATAATCACAATATGACAGGATTTGATAAACTAGAACAAGAGGAAATTGGATTAAATTGGGCAGAAGATTACTATAACCAAACTTATAATAATGGCATATAATAGTACAATAATAACAAAGAAAAAGCGTTGTGTTAATTGTGGCAACATTGATTATTGGTTTTCTAAAAAGATGTGTAAGCAATGCGCTACAGCACAATCTACTCAAAAAAGAATGGAAGAATTTGAAGATGATTCTGAAAGTTTTAAGAATTTAACTTCAGATTTAGACCATGTGTTTAGTCAGTATTTAAGAAACAGATATGCTGATAAAACAGGTATCGTAGAATGTTATACTTGTGGTAGTAAACACAAGGTTGCAGAAATACAATGCGGGCATTTTATGAGCAGGGGTAATTTGGCAACTAGGTGGATGGAAGAAAATTGCAGACCACAATGTATGGAATGTAATTACTTTAAAACAGGTAATATTGAAGAGTTTGAACACAAGCTACATGAAGAAAATGGAGCTTTAGTTGAATACTTAAGAGAAACAGCAAGACAACCAGTAAGACCTACAAGAGATGAGCTAAAAGGTTTGATCCTAGAATACAGGGCAAAGCTGAACTTGGTAAAAAAGAAATTTATTGAAAAATAATTTGTATTTTTACGGTGGTTATCATAGTTTGTACGGTTTATAGTTTCGCCCCCTATTTTAGAATAATAGGGGGTTTTTTATCGCTCATAGGTGA